GCCCGGACGGCGGGCAGACCAGCCGTGCAAAAGTAGACGAGCAACTGTACGACGAACAAGGTCGTAGCTTGTTTATCCGTCAGGTTCTTGAGCCGGTCGAAGGCGACGGACCCGTCAATCTTGGATACGGTTTGCTGGAGTACTCAGACGGTTCGTGGAAACGTCCTAAGAAAGTTGGACCCAAAAATCCAGACCCTGCGCCGGGAGACGAGAACTACGACTACGTGTCATTGCGTCGGCGTGACTATCCCACGATTGAGGACCAGCTTGATGCCCAGTTCCACGATTCAAAGGATGGCACGACAACGTGGGTGGACAGCATTCAGGCTGTCAAAGACAAGTGGCCAAAGCCAGTGGTTGCTGAAGAACCCGTTGTCGAAGAACCTGCTGCTGAAGAGGCTGTAGTCGAAGAGGCTGTTGCTGAAGAAGCTCCAGCAGAAGAGCCTGTAGTCGAGGAAACTCCTTAGTTGAAGAGTAACAAATATGGAACTAGGCGTAAGGGAGCTATTAACAATAGCAACTGTTATAGGCGGCATAGCTGCTACTTGGGGTCTTGTGCGTAGTCAGTTAGGACGTGCTGTACAAGACCTTTTAAAAGTAACGCAAGAAATACAAAACTTGGAAAGTAAGACAGAAAATTACATAGCTAGCCAAGAAGTCTTAGAAAGTAAGGTAAAGGTAATATCTGATATTTTATCGCCAAACAACCTAGAAAAACGTTCCAGAGAATTAGAATACTTAGTTGGAAGAGTGGAAAAACTTGATGACCTTTTTAAATACGCTATGTCGGAGGTGGATAAACTTAAGTCTATGCACAATGGTAAGCATCCTCCTGTTAACTAGCTTAGCACAAGCTGAAAACCCAGAGGAATACTTATTTTCAAGATTTGTTTGCAAAGATGCTGAGTTTTTTAAAGCTGTAGACAAGGTAAAAGACAAAGTTGCTTTTAGTTCCCTGGCAAATTATTTCTTAGAAAGACAGCATTGCATAATGTTTCCCACATATTATATGTTCAAAAAGAAAAAGAAACATTTTGTTATTAACTTTATGAACGAAAGTATGGAAGTCTGGGAAAGTCAAGAAGGTGTTTTTATGCTAATAGACGTAGAAAACAAAAAAGGCACAGAAGTATAATTTTGTTGACAAAGCTTCAAATTTTTGATATAATTACTTACTAGCCTTGAAAGGGGCGATCCATGGGTGTAGAATCCGCAAGTTATATAAGCCAGCTAAACGCTTTAAATCCCACATCTAGCGACAATATTTCAGAAGGTGACGATCATATCAGAATGATCAAAACCGTTCTGAAAACGCAGTTTCCTAATCTTACTGCTTCCGCTGTTAACGCCACTGTCACACAGATGAACAAACTGGGGTTTGAGCCTGGGACTGTGTGTATGTTTGCTGCCAGTATTCCTAGCACACAGACTATCAGTGGTGTTAACGATTGGCTAGAGTGCGACGGCTCTGCGTATAGCACTACGACTTATGCAACGTTGTACGGCGTCATTGGAACAACTTTTGGACAATCAGGTACAGACTTTAAAGTTCCTGACTACAGAGATTATCTTCCAGTCGGTGCTGGCTCTACCTACAATGTTGGTACAGCTACCACAGAATTAGCAGCTACTGGGACAGACGTAGTTAAATTTCAACCAATTAGGTTTATGATTAAAACGTAATGAACACAAAAGAGAAAGCCGCACAGGCTAAAGTTATTTTAGACAATGAAGTTTTTAAGGAGGTAGTTAGTAACCTAGAAATATCTATTATTGAACAATGGAAATATTCTGATAATCAAGATGACAGAGAGTTTTACTGGTACAAGAGTTTAGCTCTTAGATCAATTATCGAAGACCTGGAGTCTTTAATACACAACAACGTAATTGAAGGAGACCGTAATGAGTGACACTGAGACTAATCCCCAAGGGGAAGTCCAGCAAAAGACAATGTATGATGTAATGTTCGGAAGTGAGGACACTAATCCAGAGCAGACATCTATTGAAGAACCTCAAGAAGAAGTTCAAGAACCGGAAGAGTTTGAAGAATTCGAAGAGCCAGAAGAGCTAGAAGAGGTTGAAGAAGTAGAGGTAGAAGTTGAAGAGGAATTTGAGGAACCCTTACAAAGCTATACCGTAAAGGTAGACGGCGAAGAGTTTGAGGTTACCCTTGATGAACTTAGAAACGGATATCAGCGGCAAGCGGATTATACCCGTAAGTCACAGTCTTTAGCAGAGCAACGTAAAGCTTACGAAGCAAACCTACAGGCTGTACAGCAAGAGCGAGGACAGTATTCTGAAGTTCTTGCACATATGGCTGACTACCAAAATATGGAGCTAGCCAAGTTCCGTGACGTTGATTGGAAAACATTGAAAGAAGATGATCCAACGGAGTACATGGAAAAACGCATAGAGTACCAAGAAGCTAAAGACAAGATTGTAGAGATCAAGCAAGAACAGGCGAGAGTGCAGCAACAAAATAATCAAGAAATTGCTTATGCGTTGCAACAACGTTTGTCCGAAGAGGCGCAAAGTTTGGCAAAAGCTTTGCCAGAATATGCTGACCCAAGTTCTACTCTAAAGAACGATCTTAGGCAGTATGCTCTGTCATCAGGCTTTTCGGAGCAAGACGTAGACGGAATAACCGATCACAAGGTTGTTCTCATGTTGCACAAAGCTTACTTGCACGATCAAAACAAATCAGGCGTCAGTTCCAAAAACACTAAACAGGTAAAGAAGGTTCTGAAGTCAGGTACTCCTGCAACAAAAGGGCAAAAAGCAAAGCGTGATTCTCAAGCTAAACGTGAGCGGCTTGCCAAAACGGGTAATACCAGAGATGCCGCAGCAGTTTTCATGGATTTGTTGTAACTCTCTTATAAAGGAACATTACTAATGGCACAGCCTACTGGTGTATATGTAACGTATTCCGCTGCTGGTCTTCGGGAGGACCTGGAAAACGTTATCTACGATATCTCCCCTACTGAAACCCCGTTTATGTCAATGGGAAGCCGCGAAGATGCTATTGCGGTTAACCACGAGTGGCAGACGGACTCCCTGGCCGCTGCGGCTAGCACCAACTACCACGAGGAAGGTTCGACGCTTACTGCTGCTGAACCGGCTGCTACGACTCGTGTTGGTAACATCTGCCAGATCAGCTTGAAAACCACCCTGGTTTCAGGCACTCTGGATGCTGTTTCCAAAGCGGGCCGTCAGCAAGAGCTTGCTTACCAGATGTCCAAACGGGCAAAAGAGCTAAAGCGCGACATGGAAACTTCTCTGGTTGGTATTAACCAGAGCAAGACTGCTATGTCCGCTGACAGCACCGTGCGTAAGCTTGGTTCTCTTAGCTCCTGGGTAACCACCAATGCTAGCGTTGGCTCTGGTGGTACGGCTGCTGGTTCCGGTGGTGCGGGTACCGCTCGTACTGACGGTACGCAACGGACGTTTACGGAAACGTTGCTCAAAGCTTCGATTCTGTTGGCATATGACAACGGTGCCGACACCAAGTACTTGATGATGGCTCCGGCGCAGAAGCAGACCTTCTCCAGCTTTGTTGGTGTTGGTGGCGCGTCGGGCGTTAGCAACTTTAATGATGTTGCTGATCAGCGTATTATTGGTGGCATGGACGTGTATGTTTCGGACTTCGGTGAAATGGCCGTTGTCCCGAACCGCTTCCAGCGTAGCCGTGATGTGTGGCTTCTTGATCCTGAGTACTACGGCGTAGCTTATCTGCGTCCGTTTGAACAGAAGGAAGTTGCCAGCACCTCTGACGGTGAGCAACGTGCGATCATTGCTGAGTACACTCTTGTTGTAAAGAACGAGAAGGCTCTCGGCGCTGTGTACGATCTGTCGTAAGACACAATAGGGGAGGGCCTTGTGCTCTCCCCGCCTTTTTGAGGACACTATGGACGAACCTATTAAAACCAAGTTTAACTACGACCACAATGAAGATAAAGTTATTCTTGAAAATGTTCAAGACATTGAGCCTCTGCTAGAGCTTAATAAAAAAGAACTAAACAAGGACTACCTTTACGGTGGTGTAGAAACCAATGGTATGCGTAAAGTAGCTAGTATTCCGCTTATTATTATTGAAAAGTGGAAGCGTGAACTTGGCGTAGACATTATGAACAAGAATGATATGCCAAAAGTGAAAAAGCTTCTTAACGATCCTGAGTATCGTTGGCTTAGGACACATGAAAGCAAAATCTAATGTCTCTTTCAAACTATACTGAACTCAAAACTAGTATAGCTAATTACCTTAACAGGAACGACCTTACAAGCGTTATTCCTGATTTTATTACGCTTACCGAAGATCGTTTGAACCGTGATCTGCGCGTTACCTCTAACGTAGTTAGGGCAGAAACTACTACTACTGCAAGCCAAGCTTTTTATAACCTCCCAGCAGATATCACAGAACTTAAAAATATTACTTACGAGGCGACTAACTCTAGTCATGCTTTAAGTTATTTGTCTATGGAATCAGCTAGCCGTGAGTACGGTGGCGTTACAAGCGGTTACCCTAGAGCTTATACTTTGGTAGGCGATAACTTAAAACTATTGCCTACGCCAGACGGGGCTTATACAATTAATATTAACTATTATAAAAAACTAAGTGCTCTGTCTGATTCTAACCTTACTAACGATATTATTACGAATTATCCAGCGTTGTACTTGTTCGGTAGTTGCATGGAAGGTGCTATTTATCTGAACGACACTGAACAGTCTCAGCGATTTGCTTCCATCTTTGCTCAAACTATGGCAGAGGTCAAAGAAAGCGAAGAAAAATCGTTGTATGCTGGTACTGTATTAACCATGTCAGTGCAGGGTACATAATGCCTACTAACTGGGTCATAACTGAGCAGACTATTATCCAAGAGTCTGGCGGAAACATTTACACAGAAAATGGTTTTGCCTTGGCTCTTCAAGAATTTGATAACACCGTTTGGACAGAACAGGATAGTACGGGAAGTGGCTAAAGAGGCTTTTGACATAAATGGAATCCAAGCTGGGTTTACTTTTAACTCAGACTTGTCTCCCTATGACATGCCACCTAATATGTTTTCCACGGTTAAAAACATACGCTTTAACGATGGAAAAGCAAGTTCTATCTTAGGGCATTCTCAGGTTTTAGGTACTCCCAGTGCTGCTCCTTACTGGATTACTAGTTGGAGGCAAGGTTCTACTGATCTCTGGATTTACGGAGGTCTAACAGACCTGTATAAAATTAGTGGTACAACGCACTCTAGTGTTACAAGGTCTAGCGGCTCTTACACAACCTTGTCAGGCACTGATAACAACTGGCAAGGTGGTGTTCTAGGTGGTGTGCTTGTTGTCAACAATGGGCTAGACCTGCCGCAAAGTTTTACTCAAGGTGGTGGTCAATTTACAGACCTTCCTAACTGGCCGTCTACGCTAAAGTGCGAAGTGTTAGTTCCGTTCAGGAATCATCTGATAGCTCTTAACTTAAACGATAATGGTACGCTTCTGCCTTATTCTATACGGTGGAGTGACGCTATTCCTGAAGGTGCAGCAGACAACGGTGCTGACACATGGAACACTGGGAGCACTTCCAGTGAGTCAGCGCAAACTACTGTAGGTGCTACCAAGGGTCATCTTAGAAATGCTTTGCCGTTGGGCAATGAGCTCATTGTCTACAAAGAAGACAGCATTTACTCTTTGACTTACACTGGTGGTACGTTTGTATTTACGCTAAGAGAAAAGTTTAAAGACGTGGGTTTGTTTGCAAGGGACGCTGTGGCTCAGATAAACAACAACCAGCACGTCTTTGTTACTACTAACGATATCGTAGTTTTCAACGGTAGCTCTGTTAAAAGCATTGTTGACGAATCTGTAAAAAGATACTTTTTTTCTCAGATTGATTCTACTTACTTTTACAAAACGTTTGTTGTCCATAACCAAGCTAAGAACGAAGTTTGGGTTTGTTATCCTAAAACAGGTGCTACCAACGGTTTGCCTAACGAAGCATTAATCTGGAACTACCTGGATAACACATGGTCGATAAGAGAACTTCCCAGCGTTAACTACATTGCCAAAGGCTTAGTTAATCCTGTGGCTAGCGACACTTGGGCAAGCTCCACAGAACTTTGGTATCAGCCTACTACCAAATGGGCAGAAGAATCCTACAACCCGTCTGTGTTCTCTTTGCTTATGTGCGGCACTGATGATACTAAGCTATACAAAGCTGATTCTGGTTTGACCTTTGACGGTGCTAATGTCAATCCTTATATTGAGCGTATAGGTCTAAGAACTGGTAGTGCTTCTATGATAAGGGACATTAGCGAAATCTATCCAAGATTCGAAGGACAGGGTACGGTTAATATAAGCGTGGGTACCGAAATAAGACCTAATGAAGGCGTAAGCTACCAAGACCCAGTTACGTTTACCATAGGCACTGACGAAAAAATAGACTGTAGAGTCCGTGGAAGATTCATGGCTATTAAGATAGAAGGTTTGGCTAATACTCAGTTTGATCTTTCAGGATATACCGTTATCTCCGAAGTTGTTGGAGATAGGTAATGGTTAAAGAGTATATACGATTTACTCCAGAGCTTACTCCGCTAGACGCAGAAGAAGTCAGAGCATCTGTAGATCGTAATTTCTTTACCGTTCAGTCTGTATTAGATTCAGTGCAAGACGGTCATTTGGATGTTGTATATACAGAGCCAACAAAACCTAATCAAGGTGATATAAGATATGCTGATGGAACAAGCTGGGACCCAGGATCAGGAGAAGGAATTTATTTTTACAATTCAGCCGGAAGCTGGGTTAAGCTATAGACTGGTAAATAACAATTGTTCAGGGTACCGTGCCTTTGTACTAGCTTGTTGGGACTATATAGAAAACTCTGCTCTAAAAGGCAATACTGAATTACAAAGTGTAGAAAATGTTATTATCAGGCTTTTAAAAAAAGAGGCTGATTTGTGGCTCTGCTTTGACAAAGATAAAATCGTAGGTTGTTGCGTGATAGGCGCTGTAGTTTACCCTAAAGCACATGCTATCAACTTTGAAGCCATAGGTGGCAAAGCTGACTACAAAGAATGTCTTACAATGTGTGAACAATTTTACAAATCTTTTGGCTACAAGTATGCCAGGGTACAAGGTAGAAAAGGTTGGAAACGTGCTTTGTCTAAACAGGGCTACAAAGAAGAAGACGTAACTTTACTAAAGGAACTATAAGATGGGAAGAATATTTGAATCATCACCAACAGTTGTTCAGGTGCCGAGTTCTTCGAACGTGGTTGGCAGCGGTGAAGTAAAGCCCTATGCGGAAGTAGAGCCTTATCTGAAAAACTATTTGCCAACTTTGGAACAGGTGTTTACAGAAGCTCCAGTTTTGTACACTGGTGCTCTTACCCCTGGACAGTCTGAAGCTACTCAACGTGCTCTTCAAGGTTACGGAGATGTTGCCGCAGGGTTGTCTGGTTATGGGCAGATGGGTCAACAGGCTCTACAGCAGAGAGCGCAGACGGCGTTTGGTAGTCTAACAGACGATCCTGTGTACAGAGCTAGGACTCAGGTATTGGCTGATGAAGCACGGCGTATGACTGAGCGGGACAAAGCAGCTTTGCAGCAACAGGCTATACAGGCTGGACAGTATGCTCTGGGCAGCACAGCTATGCAAGACTTAGCTGGGTTACAACAACAGCGCAGAGAAGAGCTTACCCGTTCAGGTCTGAGTCAAGCGTTGTCAGAAGCTGAAAAACGCCAGACCGCTGCTTTGACAGGCTTGCCTCAGTTTGCTAGCCAAGCGGCTCAGGTACAAATGCTTCCTTCGCAGATTCAAGAAACCATTGGCAAGGCGCAGGAGGCTTACACTCAAGCTGAGTTGGCTGACCAAGCACGTCTGACACAGCAAGAGCAGGAAGCAGTGCGCAAACAAGCTATCAACTTTGCTAATATTCTTGGAAGCTTGGCTGGTCTTGGTACAAGCACTACTTATCAATCGGCTTCTCAAGGTGTGCAAGGCCAAGCCTTTGGACAGCCAAGTGTAGCAACACAGGTAGCGCAATTAGGCGGATTACTTTTTAGGTAGGTCGTTATGGGTAGTACTCTAAAACAAGGTGTAAGTGCTGTTAGCAGCGGAGTAGGTAGTTTTGCCGATAGCTTGTCCGATATTGGTGATGAGTTTAGCGCAAAAAAGCTGGAAATGTTTGGCAGCGACTTTAATCCCTTCAGTGATGATAGAAAGGGATTTAGCACCGAAGAACTTGAAAAAGAATTTGAAGCAGAATTAGAATTAGAAGAACTTGACAAAATGGGCTCGGGCGATGCTCTAAGTAAAGACGAAATCTCTCAAATGCGCTCTGACTTTTACAAACGAAAACAGAAAGAGCTAGAAGAGATAGAGGATAAGGAACCTAAAAGAGACTACAGCCAGTTTAAACCGGCGGCACAAGAAAAGTCATCTCCTTACGTTGTTCCGACTGATGTTCGGAGACCAACTAGGAGAGGTTTTGAGGATATCGATCTTCGAACAGGAGGTTACAATCAAATACAACGTGGTCTAGGAATTGTAGATTTAAACAAGCTGCTAGACGATGCTATGGGGACTAGAGCTAAGATGAATGTTTTTAACAGTTTGTTTGGCGGTGGAAGAGGGTTACTGTAATGGCTGATCGAATTACTTTACCAGGATTGCTTAGTGAGGGAGCTTCGGCATTAGCGCCGTATGTTGATTATCTTGTTAATGACCCTCTTAGGCAAGTATATAACGCAGCGGTTCCTGTAACTAATTTTATAACAGGAAGCCAAGTAAAGCCTGTACCAATGGCCGGTCCTCCCCGTGATATACAAAGGTTTATAAGAAGGATACAAGGTGAATTAGGACAGGACGTATCGTACAAGCCTAATTTGGACCGTTCTCCTTTTTATACTGGCAGTGACATTCCTGTTGAAGTACCTCAACGGCCTGTTCCACCAATGGTGCAGATGAGCCAACCTGTGCAACCTCCTGCTTCCCCAGCAGAGGCTGGCATACAAAAAGGTGGCATTGCTGGACTGCTAGGCGGTGCCATTGGCAGAATGATGGATCGTGCTCTGTACTCCACGCCTACGATTGGAGGTAACTTTATCACGGAACAAGCTGGTGGAGAAGTTGCTCTCAGGCGTATGGAATCAGCCGCTGCTCAGAAGCAACAAGAAGACTCTTTGAAAAGAGCTAAAATCGAAGCAGAGTTGGCCAAAGCTGGTAAAATTTCGTTAGACAGTACTCAGACAGATTTGGTTCTTAGTATAGCAGAAGGGCAAAAAGTTTTAAATACAATACAAGATGCTAAAAAACTTATTGCTCGTACTAAATTAACAGGTGCTGGTCCTCAAGCTTTACAAGTAGCAAAAAGTGTCTTAACAGCTATGGGTATTGATCCTGGCTATAGCGACATGCAAGCTTATAAAGATAAAGTAGGCGAAATTCAAGCTTCTATAGCAAAGTCAAAAATATTTGGTAGGGACCTTAACAAATTTGATCAACAAGTTCTTGCAAAATTAGTAACAGACCCAGGTCTTTTTAAACCTGATAGTGCATTATTAGCACAGCTTAATAATCTTATTAAAAGAACAGAAGCAGATATTGGGGTTAAACGAAGGCTGTTACAAGTTCAAGGTATCGATACAAGAAGTGTTTTAGAACAACCAAAATTATTTAGGGATTAAAATGCCTATAAGAACTCTTGTAGACGGACGGAAAGTTAATCTGCCAGAAGGTCTAACGGAAGCGCAGCAAACTAATTTAGTTTTAAAAGCCTTTCCTGATGCTGCTGCATTGGCTGGTATGTCGTATGATATTGAAAGAGAATACGACTTTAACACAGGTGTAAAAGATTTTGATTTGCGCTTCGGCAACGCTTTAGCTAGTGGAAACCCAGACGAAATTAAAGCTGAGTTTGATAATCAAGCCGGAAAAGGTAATTGGGGTGTAACTGATTTTGGTGAAGTTTATCTTACTCCTGACGGGTTAAGAGCCATAGGACAAGAGCCTAAAGATGACAGAAACGTATTAATTGATTCTATAGAAACTGATTTATACGATCTTGTCGATATTATCCCAGAAGTTGTTGTAGGTACAGGAGCACTGGCAGCAGAGTTTATACCTGTTCCTGGTACAAGCGTAGGAGGAGCCGCTGTAGCTAAAGGACTGCTTTCTTCTCTTACGGGCAGGGGTCTTATAGCTAGGTCTGCTAGGGCTGGGTTTGGTGATGCTGTAGCCAACGTTGGACTAGAGGGTGTGCAAAAACTAAGGGGAACTCAACGTGAATCCCTTGGTGAAGTTCTGCAAGACGCTGGTACCGAAGGGTTGGTAGTTGGTCTCGGCAGTATAGTTCTTGGAGCGCCTTTTGCAGCAGTTGGTAGTGTAGGCAACCGGATCAAAGCTGCGTCTAAAGACATGGCTCCCGGAACTCAAAATGTTCCCCCGGTTCAGCTCACAGAAATGCGGGAGGCCCAGAACAGAAACATAGAACGGTTTACCCAAAAATATATGACTGAGGATGGTCTTTCCAGACAGGCAGCTGAACAAGCCGCCAGAGAAGACGCAATGCTTCTCAGCCTTCGAACTCTTGTGGGTGAAGAGGGGACAATTGCTGGAAACATCTTGACCAAGATTGAAGGCGTAGGTACTAAACAACTTGGCGACAATTTTGCCAAAAAGACAATGGACTTTATGAACAAATATCGTAGTATTGTCATAGAGTCTAGGCGCTTAGGTGACGACGAGCTTACTACCTTGTCTAAGTTAAAAGCAAACTTGAGCCAAAGTGAGCAGCAGTTTAGTAAAAACATTATAAAAGAACTATCGGACTTTAACAACTCTGCTATAGGTAAGTTGGACAACGCTGCTTCAACTTTGCGAGGGTTTAAAGACTTAGCGCAGCAAAAGTTGCTAGCCCAGTATAGGCAAAGCATGAAAGCTTTTGACGGCGCTGAGTACTACGGCCAGTTTAAAAACCTAGACGGCAAAGTAATATCAGAACAACGGCTAGCTAACTTTTTAACAAGAGTTTCTGATGAGGCTGGTCTAAGTGTAGATGATGTTGTTAACGCTTTTGGCCCAGACAGTCCTTTGCACAGGCGTATAACTTCGCGTATAAAAGTTAAAGAAGATGGTAGCGTTGTTCCTGTTAAGGCAAAGCGTAATAAAAAAGGAGAGGCCGCAAACTACCAAGGAAGCTCCATAACTGTACAAGATTTGTTAGACGCTGATAAACAAATCCGTAAGCAGTCTTATGCAAAAAGAGCTAACTTCTCGACTGTTCGTAGAAACCTTGAAATATCCAGGGCAACTCAGAATCAAATTTCACGTTTGTCTGAGGTACCGTCTAGTTTTCAAAAGAAGCTTGCAAAGGTTAACAGGGAGTATTCTCAATTTGCTGATATCTACAGAGGCAAAAACGGGTTGTTTGACCAGATAGCGAGAAAAGGAACGGATGATTCCCAGGTATACTTGCAACAGTTTGTCAACGGTAAAGAAGGCGCTGAGTTTGCAACATTGCTAGACAAGCTTGACAGAGCGTTTGGGCCTAATGCTATCGGCGGCTCAATAGGTTTGGAAACTAAAGAGCAGATACTAGGTGCGTTGGGAGTAAACTTTATCAGGGAAAACAAACAGGGTATTCTTTCAGCTTTATCCAGGTCCCCTGAAGAAGGTGTTAAAGCGGCTGAGAAAGCTTTGAAAAAAATCAACGCTGTTGAAGACACAATGCTCAAGCGTGTGGGCAATGCTAAAGCTAAACAAGCTATGAAACAGTTGTTCCAACTTGAGTCCATGTCTGAGTACAAGAAGATTCTAAACAAAATAATCAGGGGTACTCCAGACGATGCTGCCAAAGCTGCTGATGAGCTAGGCTTAGTTATGGGCTTTAAGGAAGCTCAAGATTTTATTGCCAGGACAGCAGACGTTGGAGCAAACCTAAGCAAGTCTAACCTGGACGAAGTGGTAGCTCAATTGCGCTCTTTAGAAGCTCTTGATAAACGCAACGCTGACTTCTACAGAGACTTGATGTTTAGCGAAAACTGGGGCAGAGTTGTAAGCGCAATGGCTGAAGATTCTGCTGCTAAGAAAAACATTGCTATCAAAGCTTGGGCAGACGATTGGATTGATGCCAGGAGTGCTCCCAACGGCGTTGAAAATATGACAGAGTTGTTTGGCAAAGAAATCTACGAGGGTATGGATGACCTAGCGTTGAATATTCGAGGAGCCTTGAATATTGATCCTAACTCAGGTGCTCTGTCTGTTGCTGAACAACCTGTTAGTCTTTTCCGTAGACTTATGCGTTTAGATTTCCCAGGCGCTTTGAAACCTCTTACCTTTATCTACGGAACAAAACAGTTTGCTCCTGGCAGTAAAGTTTGGACAGAAAT